ATTTCCACTCTTTCTCATCAATGAAAATATACGGTTCCATATTATAAAACTTCTTAAAATGTTCTTGTATTGTCATCCTAAATTACTATATAAATCTTGTACTTTTTTATCGTAAAATTCTTTTCTTTTCTTTTCACGATATCGTTCACGAGCTTTTGCTTTTATCTTATCTGAATTTCTTCTATAGTGTTCCATTTGCCATCTTTTTTGAGCTTCTTTCTTTTCCCTTTTTGTTTTATATTTAATTTTTCTACCCATGAGTTTTCTCTGCCATGTGATTCAATCTATTAAATGTTGTTGCTAACCAACTATTTAAATTAGGTAGTGCTGTATATAACTTATCTTCCAAAAACATTTTTTGAAATTTGTGTTTAATAATTCTTTGGATTGGTTGTTCTAATTGATTCTTAACTCTTAATTTTGAACTTCCAGACATAATACCATCTGTTAAATCCATAAGTTTTTTATTTAAATGTAGTTGTTCTTCTGATTTACTAATCACTTCACACACTTTATATTTGTCTTTGTTTACCAAAGAACTTTTTAATAAATCATCTATTGTAATTTCATGTGGTGATTCTAAAAATGGAAACACTTTCAGTAATGTTTTTAATCCAGCACCTTTAATTCCAGGTATTCCATCTGATTTATCTCCATCCAATATTCTATACAATAAAAAGTTTTTTGAATTAATTCCATATTCATCTAAAATTCTATCTTCATCATACATTAATTTCTTTGTAGGTGAATAGACTTTGATATTTTCATCAACTAATTGTAGAAAATCTTTATCGGTTGACATTATAGTAGATTTTGAATCTTTGAATATATGTTTTGCACAATATCCAATCACATCATCTGCTTCTATATTTTCTATATTGGTAATGGTTAAAGGTAAACATTCAAGATACTCAATCACTCTATTTAATTGAGCAATCATCATCTTATGTTCATCTTCACGAGTAAGTGAAACACCAGTCGTTCTATTTAAACGAACTGACATCTTCCTACCCATTTTATACTCTGGAAAGATTTTTCTACGGCGGTTAGACCCACCTTTACCATCAAATACTATGATAGTTCGTGTGGGTCTTACCATATTAATAGTATAACCAATCGACCTTAAAAAACCAACTATTCCACCAATGTGGATCCCGTCCTCATTAGTAGTTGGTATTGCGGAAAACACTCTAATAAAAGTGTTTAATCCATCTATCAGTAAAACCGAGTCATTTGGTTCACCACTATCAACCTTTCCGCCAGATTTCTTAATCTCCTCAAGTATAGATAAGTGTTTCGGATTAATCACCGATAACCTCATCTGTGAATTCTACATCATCAATACCAAGTTTCTCTTGATACTTTAATATAACCTTATCACAAATGATTTTATAGACATACTCTTTTATCTCATCATTACTGGTAATCAACTCTTCCCAATCTTTTGATAGGAATTTGTGTTCTTTACCCTTTTCGTCTGTAAGAGTATACCAAGAACCACCTTGTTTAATTAACTTATGTTCTTTTAACACAGTCAACCACGCACCATAATTATCAATACCCCTGTCGAAGTACATATCATAATCTGCGTGTCTTAAAGGTGGGCCTAATCTATTCTTGACAATTTGTGCTCTACACTTCATACCCAATACATTTTTACCTGTATCTTTGATTTGCCCCATATTCTTCAAACGAATACGAGTTGAAGCGTGGAATGGTAATGCTTTTCCACCACTTGTTGTCCAAGGGTCTCCAAACATTACTCCAAGTTTTTGTCTAAGTTGGTTGGTAAATATTAAAGCAATTTTCTCTCTTCCAATCATTTGAGTAATCTTTCTCATAGCCTTTGAAATAATAATTGCTTTAGCTGTTGCCCAACCATCCTTGTTAAAGTCCGCTTCTAACTCTACTTTTGTAGTAGCTCCAGCAAGTGAATCAACCAAGATAGTTACTAACCTATCTTTATCACTTTCACGAACTTTAGTTACGATTTCTTCAATCGCTTCAAAGATATCTTCTACAGTTTCTAAATGTAGATATAACATCTTACCCATATCAATACCAATCACATCCATAAACTCTTGAGAAACTGAAGTTTCAGTATCTATATAAACTGCTACTCCATTTTTCTTTTGAGTTTCTGCGAGAATGTGAGCACCAAGTAGAGATTTTCCACTTGATTCTAATCCGTTGATTTCAGTAATTCTACCTACTGCAACTCCACCATTTGGCTTATTTGATATTGCCAAATCTAACATGGAACTACCAGTAGAAATAAAATCCTTGATATCGGTAGGTGTTGTATCCGTACCATCAAGAAAGTATGCTACTTTAGTATCTTTGAATTTTTTATTTAGTGAATCGGCTAATGTACTAGCCAACACATCATTTACTGATGCCTGTTTCTTTGACATTCATGTCTCCTATCAAGTTAATAGTGTGTAGTTAGGGAATACAATAACACCCATCTCTACTTTTGTTGTATGTTGCCACACACTAATAGTGTTATTATTTATGAATTAAATAGGTCGTCAAAAGCATCTGATGTATTAGATACTTTAGACTTCTCAAGTTCAGATGTAGAAACGGTATCTGATTTAGATTCCTCTTCTTTTGTGTCATCTTCACTTGGATTCAACCATTCATTCAAAATATCTGTCATATCATCATATGACAATTCTTGATAGATTTCTGTAATGTCCTGTTGTTTCTTTACGACCTCTAAGACTTCTGGCTCATCAGAAATTGGTGTTTGATTAGGTTTTACCCTAATGTTAGTTTTTGGAAAACTAGCACCTGTTTCTTCGGCTGATAGAAATTCTACCACGACATCACGACCATTTACTGGGTCGGTGATATCACCATAATCTGGGTCAGCAATAATGGAAAGCAGTTCTTGATAAACCGTTTTACCAAAACCCCAAAACTTCACACCTTGTTTTTCCTCACCCCTAACAATAACTGGAGCAAAAGTTCTCATTTTTGCTTCAAGTTTTCTTGACAACTGATAGTCTTCTTTACTACCACTTCCTCTTAGTTTTTGAGCAAACTCTTCAATAGGGTCTGGTCTACCAAAAGAAATTGGTGATAAATAAGAACGGTTGTTCAAATTGTAGTGAAAGAATAACTCGATAAAAGGATTATCTTTATTAAAAGAGTAAGGTACTATTCTAATTTGTGTTTTTCCTGGTTGTGGTTTCCAAAGACTGGAAGTTCGAGTGTTTGTGGTTTGTAACTGATTTAAGCGTTTTTTAATTGCATTTAAGTCCATTGTTTAACTCCTTATGTATTATTTTTCATTATCTATTTGTTAATCAAGTATAACCTTGATACAATAATAAGTATCATGTGGCTGCCTTAAAATGTGATCTATTTTCATTAGATCAAAAAAAAAAAGGTTCTATTGTTTTTAAGTCTGTATATAAGTGGAAACTAAAAATCGGTCGAACCTTTTTTTTAAATATTGGAAATTTTAGGGAATGTAGGACTAGCATACCTACAACTCTCTGCTCAGATTTTATTGCCCTTGTACCTGACACCCACCAGTTATGGTGATTCTTCTCAAGATGGTTAATCTCATTGAAGTGAGTACAACCTCTGTGTCATTGCCTTATCTCTCTGAGTTTAGATTGATTCAGCCATTAAGTGGGATTTCAGTATTACCCTTACCCACAACAAGGTCTAAAGAATTGCTTCTTTATGTGTTCAGAAAGTACATTAGACAACCGATGTCTCGGTATAGAAGTAGAATTTCACCACCCCTAAACTCACCACAAGTTTGTCCTGGATTACCTTATGGGCTTCTAAAGGATACCCATTGTTCGGTCAATTCCATACGAAGTTAATTACTCCTCGTACTTTTCCAAAATCCCAAATTATCAAAAAACTTTGTATCAAACTTGATACATTAATATATATGTATATAAAACCCCAAAATACATTTTATTTTCATTTTTTTCAAAAAACTTATGGTGCTGTGGTTTTCTAACGATTCAAATCAAAGGACTACCTTTCGGTCAACACCAAATTTTTTCTGGCCAGAGTTTCAAATTGGTAGAAACTCTAAAACCACCAACGATTCCAAATATGTAGTCATCGTCAAACCCACTTCGATTCCAAATATGTAGTCATCGAGAACCCACAAATCTTGTTATGTGCCTTTACGCCCTTAGACACTTTTCAATCTTATCCCAATCTAATGGGTCGGGCTAAATTCAAGTCATTATTTATCTCTCATTTCTTATACCTAAATATACGAAATAAAGCAATACAAGTCAAGCACTTTTTTAATTAATTTTCAATTTTATTTATATAAACATGATTCACCGAATATGGTCTTTCTGAGTATTTAAACTCTTTATTTACTAAATTTGGTATCATATAACCAATAGTAGAGGCAAACCAATTAGCATCTAAATTTTCATTTGGAATTGCTCTATCCCCACAACCTTGATCTGGAACATAAATTTCCATAGTACAAGTTACAAAATATCTTTTATCTTTAGCCATTGTATATATCTCTCAATCTCATACCTTAATATACGAAATAAAGCAATATAAGTCAAGCTTTATTTTATATTTCTTCCCCGTAAAATACCCAATAAAGTATTACACCACATACTACTAAAGCTAATACTACTTGTAACCAACTACTCATTTTTAATTATCTATAATCATTGGTTGTTGATAAGGTTCAGATGAACCGAAGAAAAACGCGATAATTTGAAGAACTATATATATTCCTAAACTCTCAGCAAATATCCAGGGTAGTATAAAAAAAGTGCCCCACCAACCTTTATACCAAGCCCACTTATGTGCATCTACTACTTTTTTGATTGCGTCAATATATCCTTCTTTAAGCCATTTAATCATCTTAAACTCCAATCTCCAAGACCTTTAGCCTTGAGTGTAAAAAATATTAAAAATTCAATTAGTAAGACTGGTGCCATAAACAATAGAAACCTACCAACCTTTTTATGTAATCCCCACCATATATTCCATCCTTCTTTAAAATTCTCTTTTATAGTTGGTAGAAAATTCTTTGGTGTATGTTTATCAAAATAATCACTCATATTAATTCTCCTTTTTCTTACCTTTACTATTGAAAATTCTTTTCCAGAAACTTCCTTTTTGTGATTTAACAGCTTCTGTTTTATCAACTGATTTCTTACCAGTTTCATGACTTGCCATTTTTTCTTGTTTTGGTTTATCTGTAGTGCAACATGGTTTAGTATTATTTGATTTCTCAACTTGTTGAGCATCTACTCCTATTGACTTTACATCTTTACCTTTTACTTCATCTGCTTCTGCTTGTCCATATGCAAATGAACCTATAAGTAAAACTGATAATCCTATTATCTTTAACGATTTCATATTAATGCCTCTTTGTTACTCTCCGTCCACCTGAATTTGATGAACTATTTGTTGAAGTACTTGATGTAGTACTTCTTGTACTTGTTATATTAGAACTATTACTGTAACCACCACTATTAGTATTTGATGATTTAGTTCGTGTTCTTGTTGTATTTAAATTTGTTCCAGGTGAACTATTATCACCTCTACTTGTAGAAAATGTTCTTGGTTTTCTTTCACCTTGAGTATATAAATCTGTAGTAGGAATATACATTGTATATCCTGCTAACTTATATGAATCATATCCATTATATCCTGCATGATATCCGAATCTATTATAGTAATCATATTTGTTATAGTAACCACTACCATAACCATTAAATCCACTAAATCTATTATACATTGTTAGATATGCCATACCTAATG